GAAGCCCGCCGTCGAGCTGGCCGATTGACGATGTTTCCATCGCGTGAATGCGCTCGGCATCTTCGATGCGTTTTTCCACGCTTTCATAATCGACTAGCAACGCGTCCCACGCCGTTCGTTCTTCGGGCGTGAAACCTCGGTCTTCCGTTTCCGCTGCCGAATGCATATCGCGCATTTCTTTTGCGATTTTAGCAAGCAGCTCTTTTAGTTTTTTCATGGTCGTTCCTTAAATTTTAGTGAGCGCAAAAATCAGTCGCATAGGCGTCCGGTCATTTTGCATTGCAGCATAGGCTACAAACCGGGAAATTCTGTTCGACGCAAAAACGCGTCGCGATTTCGTTTCTCCAATTCCAAATCGGCGGCAAGCACGTCGCATTCGTTTTTGTATTCGCGAAAACTCGCCTCACCAACCGACGTGGCTTGGAACGCCGGGAATGTAACCGGCGACACGTCAAAAATTCGCATGAATTTGGTAATGGTCCGAATCAACACGCCATCTTCGTTTTCGTCAAACGACGCGCCACCCGGCGCGACAATGAAACCGAAACTCGCTTGGTCAACATCGCCGCGTTGAATCGGCCCCAATACCAAATCCCGAATCGTTTGCGTGTCCGGCAATTCGATTTCGAACCGCAGACCCTTGCTGGTGATTTCTAGTTCCAGCGTTTCGCTAGTTGTTCGACCTAACACGAAATTGGCGTCGTGATTGAACAAACCGCGAACGTCGGACATGTCGGCGTCGTCAAACGCGCCCGGCATGATTTGCTCGCGAAAACCGCCGAGATTTTCGCTCAGCGATTCGAAAACGGCGGCAAGACCGACCAAAGTCGCCGCGCCATCGTCGCTTTGTCGAATTTCGACTTTGCTATTGTAATTCCGGCACTCGTAACCTTGCGGCATTGAATTTTTCATTTCTTTGTCCTCTGCAATATTTTTCCGGCCATTTCCGCGGCACCTTCCGTCTGCCATCGAATCAAAACGTTTTCGAACTCGTCCGTGTTGCGCGAATCGAAAATTTCCAATCCGTGATCGATGCAATACTGTTCTGCCGCTTCCTCGGTCAGCGCCAAATTGGATTTGACCATTTTGCGATGCGAATTATAGAAAGTTTCCAGCAATTCCGCTAATTCGGCGTCATTCGTCGCTTTTCCGAAAATTCGGCGCAATTGGATCGCTTCTTTGTTCGCACAGCGTTCGGCGGCGGTTTTGGCGAGCAAAAACATGCGTTCGTCGCCGTTTTCGTTGTCAGAATCATTTTCCGCGTCGCCGTCGCCGTCAGTGTCGCCGTTGCCGCCGTTTCCGTCGGTTTGCGCGGGTTCCTCGCCAACTACTTTCAAATTCAGCGGAACTAGCGGGTCGTCCAGCCCTTCCAGCGGATTCATGTCCTCAAATGCGCGAACTTCGTTGCGCGTCACCCATCCGTTCTGAATTCCTTTCGCGTGAACCTCGGACCGCGTTTTGATGTCGCCACGAATCAACGCGGCAACGTTGAACTTGAAAACCAACCCGTCCGCTATTTCGTCCGGCGTCAGCAGTTTGCGCGTCAATTCCTGCTCCCACCGAACGATCCACGGCATCATTGTGAATTGAACGAAGTGCGTTCCCATCATTTCCAGATTGTTGAACGTCGCTTGGCCCATTTTGTTTAGGAAATGCAACGGCAACCGGAACATTCGACCTATTTCGTCCACTTCGAATTCGCGTGTCTGCAAAAACTGAGCATCTTCGGGCGGCACGGCGAATTGCTGGTATTTGGCGTCGCCATCCAACACCAAAAGTCGATGCGCGTTTTCGCCACCCGTTTTCTTTTCGATTTGACGCCGAATCTTGTCCGGGTCATTGATTTTGCCGGGGAACGACAGCAATCCGCCGGCGTGAGCGCCATTCGCGAAAAATCGCGAGCCGAAACGTTGCGCGGCGAGTGTTGCGCCGAGCATTTCGCGCTGCTCGCCAATGATCGACATGCCAATGATGCCGTTGCGCGACAACGCCGGGAAATGCAGCACTTCTGACGCGGGAATTTCCTGCTGCGGACTTAGCGACACGTTATCGAATCGGAATCGCGTCTGAAATACCAACGTGCCATCCGCTTTGACGATTGGACGCGTATCGGACGGCTGCAACGGCCAAAGTTCCATCGGTTCTTGCATCGCATTCCGGCGAATCCAGATGTATCCATTGCCCCACGTCAACACATGCGCTTGAACCGTCGAACGCAAAACGACTGCCGACATAAACGAATTGGGAGACATTTTGATTCGTTGCAGCGCCGGGTGTCCTCGGACAGCGGCTTGCGAACCATCGTCGAGGTTTTGAATCAGTTTGATCGGCAATTCGGCAAGCGTGTCTGAAATCGTGTTGACGGCAGACCAAAACGCGGTGATTTGCGTCGCGTTGCGCTCGGTCACGACAATGTTGGCGGTGGTCGGTTGCGCGCCGAATGCATTGAATAACCAGTTCGCCGGATCGGACAGGGAGGTGGATGGGTTTTCCAGCGATGCGCGCCGTTCGAATAATCGGTCCAGTATCATTTTTGAATTGCTCCAATGACCGCCAGCGTCAGCATGATTGCGCCGCCGATTATACAGGCGACATCGAAGCCGAAGCGAATTGTCAGCCCGAAGCATATCGCTGCGAAACCGACCAGAAGCATTGCGTCGCGGATCATACGACCATCACGGTTGGGTCGCTTGCCAAGTTTTCGTCGGCCAATAATCGATTCATGCCGAGGCAAATCGCTACCGGTCCGTCGATCTTATTTTCCACGCGTTCCTTCCTTGGGTAGATATTGTCTTTGAAATCTTGCTTCACCACAACATTCGAAACCATCCAAGTCATTATTTCGTTGCCGTCATGGTGAAAGCGACCGTCTTTAACGAGCGCCTCCCACCATTTCAGCGGCTCGCTAAAATTCAGCACCGTCGGTCGCACTTCGACCATTTCCAGCCCTTCGTCCTCCAAATGTCCCGCCCATTGCGTCGCGTTGTGACCGGGATCGAAACAGACTTCCCGCAATTGGCGACCGTCGCGCAATTCGGCCACGTCCGCTTCGATTTGATCCATGTCAATGATATTTCCCGGTGTCGCAATCAGTAATCCGCGCCGCCGCCAGCCATCGTATTGAGAATTACCCCCGGATTCGATTGCCGCTTCCGGCAAGTAAAATTTGGGGAAGCAATAGACGTGCGTTTCGTCGTCGATCACTTTTTTGTACAGATTGACGACCGCATTCATGTCAATTTTGGATGCCAAATCTACGCCCGTCCACAAATCGAATTCGTTGAAATCGGATTCTTTCAGCGTAGGGTCGGCGCACGCGTCCCATTCCTGCATGTTCATCCATGCCGTTTCAGCGTTGCACCAAATATTCAGCCGCTTGGTTAGGAAATTGTTCATCGATGCGGGCGATTCCTCCGCTTTTCGCGCCAATCGTTCCATGTCGAACGGGTAAACGGAAACGCCGTAATTCGGATTGGCTTTTTTCCACGTTCGTCGGTCCATTGGTTGATCGTCGTCGTCGAGCGTGAAAATAACCGGAAAGAATGTTTCGTCGCGAAAGATTCGCTGCAATATTTTGATGCCGTATGTCCGTTGCTCGTAGCAGATGCCCGCTTTGTTATATCCGGCTGTCGTGATGTTCAAAATTAGCGGTTGCGTGCGTGACCCCGTTGCCGTTTCCAACACGTCGTAAAGTTCCCGCTTTTTGTGCGCGTGCAATTCGTCATTGATCGCGCAATGGACATTCAACCCGTCGAGCGTTTCGCCTTGCGAATGCAACGGCTCAAATTTGCTGGCGTGATTGGTAACCGAAATATTTTTTGCGTTCGTTTCCGCGCCAAAATGATTTCGAAATCCACGCGCCCGCTCGGCCATCGATTTGGCATCGGCCCAAACTATTTTCGCTTGTTTGTGCGTCGTCGCGGCTGAATATATTTCCGCGCCTTCCTCGCCGTCGGCAACCAACATAAAAAGCCCGATGGCCGACAACATCGTGGATTTAGCGTTTTTTCTGGCGACTTCCCAATACGTTGTGCGAAATCGCCGGGTGCCTTCGTGCATTAGCGCGTTGCCATCGTGATCGAATAGCGTTTTGGCGCATTTCCAACCGAACAGCGTCGTGATTAGGAAACATTGCCACGGTTCCAGACGCAGCAATTCGCCGCGTTTCGCCCAATCGCCTTTGATGTGGGGCAGTTTTTCGACGAATTCACACGCACGATTCGCCGCTTGCACGTCGAAAAAATACGGAAACGTCTTGCGGCGTTGTCGTTTCAGGTCGCGCAACTGCCGTTCGCACGCCTGTTTGATGTATTTGCACGCCAGCACCTTGCCTGAAATGACATCATCAACGTATTGCCCGGCGAGCTCGCAATGATTCAAAAGTCAGCCCATCGATTCTTGCCTTCGCCGTCGGCGCTCGCGACCAATCCGCTGCGACTCGATGGCGTCATGCCGAATTCCGCTTGCAACGTTCGAC